TTCAAAATTTGTGCTAGCTAGCGACTGGAGCTTTACCTGGACTGGTGGCGCGAACTTAGACTCCTCTCTAAGAAGAGCTGGGCTAAAAAGTTTTGGCCTTCCTGTTTTATTAACGTTGTTATTGCTTGACATTTAAACTCTCTAACTAACTCTAAACTTAGCTGCCACCTGTGTAAAAATCTGATCTATTCCCCTATCCTTGATTAGGAAATCAATCGTATATAGTCTGCCTTTAAAAAGTGAATCCATGTAGACATCAAAATACATGCCATCAGAATCTGTTGAACAAAGAGTTCCTCCACCCGTATCAAACGGAACAATTACCTCATTTGATTCATCATCTCTTATTCGATAGTACATGGACGTAAAGATCTCACTTTTGGTGACAAAAGGAAGCTTTTTATATCTTACTGCTCTATCCACATTTTCAACAAAAACTCTGAATCTTACCTTATCGTCTGGCATATATGATGGTTGCATATTTGTGATATTGACAATTAATCTTTGTGATGAATTAGTAAACGATGTTCTGTTTACCGTGTTGATTGTTAGGCTGCTTGTTAAAAACGAAACTGTCCTGTCAAGAGAGCTCCAAATCTCTGTAAATGTCGCTGAGTTTGCGTTTCTTATCTCTTTTCGCAGTGTTCCTGAAGCCCATTGAGATATTGCAAATGACGCGGAATAAGTTCCTGTTATATAATTATTTCCCATCTTGTGCTGTGAAGCCGTAATAAATTTTTGAAATAATGTTCCCTTTGAATTACTTCCTGACGTCAGTTCAAGAAGAAGAGAATTTGACTCTGTTATCTGTGTTAATGATGATCCTGAGACTATGTTTGATACAGTTCCACGATGTGAGTTGTTAAGAAACAGCGATCCGGATAAGTTGAATAAAAATACCCCATGGTGATCTTGAATTGTATCGTTATACGATATCACTAAACGCGGTCTCTTTGCATAGTTTGATGTCTGGGTCGACGCAAATCTTTTAACAAACCTTGTTTGCTGATCTGTCTCCTCTGATCCAGAATATGATATTCTAAATCCGTGATCTGGAATGATATCTTTAAGAGTGGCAGATACTAGAGTTGTCACATCTATTGAAAGATCTTCTTCACCTGATGCAAAGGACTGTGTTTTCCATAAATTTACAACACCGTCACCGTTTTTTAAATTTCCACTCGAGATAATGTCTATATCACTAGATCCGAGAAGACCTGTTTTATTTGCGCCTGAATGATACCATAGAGACGGCGTGGTTCCTTGTACAGATGCTGTTACAAAGTTACATGAATCAAGATCAGAATAATCTACTATGTTTACGCCTACACCCTCATCAAATGACCTGGAGACTGGGTATACAATTAACTTGAAATTTGACGGAGTTGTTTGGCCACCATACACATCATACATCTTTAAAACACACTTAAAAGATGCGTGGCTTATATCTAAAAATGATCCTGTTAATTTTCTAATTGGGTTAAGATTAAATTTCAATAGCGCTCTGCTTATTTCAATAGGATTAGTATTAGAGCCAGATGTCGATTCAGCAAATAGCTTGAAAAGATCAAGAGATGCAGCCTTTCCAACATTCGCATCCGTAGCTCGAAAACTATTGTTGATTATCTTGTTTGTAATATAGGTGTCTTTGCTAGCTGTTAAAATTCTATACATGTTTATCTCGCAATTCCCACAATATCATCTTTAGGGTATTTCACCTCAAAAATAGAGCCCGGGGTCGGAACAATAATTCCTCTATCTGTATTGGCTTGTACTGCAAAGCTCTCTGAACTGTATTCATTTGTTCCAATTGTTCCTGACAAGCTAGATATCTTAAATCTCACAAGTGAAACTACACTTTGCGTGTTTAAAATTAGGTTTATGAGATCAGACTCTATTATTGGCTGATCTATCTGAAAGTTTTCAATTTTCATATATGAACTAATAGCATTATTTACTTTTTGAAGAGTCAGTGTTTTATTTGCTGTAGCATTCAAAACGACATCAAATTCTATTTTAACATTGAGAACCCTGGCATCCACTATATCTACTGCGTCAGAAATCAACCTATACTGATTAAGATATGTCTTTAAATTTTCTTTTAAATTATCGGGTGATATGACAAGCTGCCCCTTTGCGTCGCGGCTTATAATTGAGACAACAGCTGCGAGTGGGTTATTGGGATTATCTCTCACACCAACCCTATACACTCTCCCAAAGTTTGTAGGCATAGTATAAATTCTTGCAACAAGATCTTCTCTCGTCACAATTCGTGATTGTGAATTTCTAAATGCTAGAGCAGTAGATCGTAACTCATTAATTGTCGGAGCAGCCTCGCCGCCTTGTGCTGCAAGTGGATTACTAACCTCAACAGATGCTCTGGCAGCTGAAATAGTTGATCCGCTTGTTGATGATCCAAATTTTGTTAAAAGGACTGACACAGTGGTTATCGATTTTTCAGTAACATTGTGGTTTAATCCGCCTCCCGATCTATATCTGACTGTTATAGAAGTATTTCTAGGAGATATTCCCAAAGTTCTTGTCTCTAGTAGCTTATTGGGATCAAGTGTGAATCTAGAAAATGTTTTTCTCTTACCATATAGTGGCAGTGCTACTGTGCTTGGATCTGGCATGATATCATCATCAGTAGAGTCTGCACTGCCACCACCAAATCTCAGTGTAGTTGATCCCGTTCTTCTGCTTGTTGAAGTAATAAACCTATACGGAGCAGGAATCATCTCTATGTTTTCTGAGACAAGCTCAGAATCGTATTCAGCATTCACAACTCTTTTATATACTGTGTCTTGTGTCAGTGATTCAACTTCATAATATTCATTTCCATCTCCATCTATAACTGAGATGACCTCAGATACATTTGTACTAGATAGCTTTATTGTCCTAAATGGCGTAAACTTATCAGGAATTGTAAATTTTTCAGATGAGATAATGCCGGATGAACAGAAGCCAGTCAGCTTGACTGAAAATGATGTGGGATTTCCATTTGAATCTGTTTTCATTGTCACATAGCTAGCAGTTATTTTGCCAACTGCATTTGTTTCTGCAAAGTTTAGATCATCAACAAGTTCAAATTTTACACCAGATGTCGCTGCTAAAAGTGTTCCTGCTCTAATTATAGGAAGAGAGTTAATGTCTGGAACATAATCGTTATTTTTTAAAACTGATTGTGCTTCAATATAAAAATCTACATTAACAGTCGCAGGAGATGCGCCTCTTATCTTGACACCAGCAGATCTGACTAGCCTCTCTATGTTTTTATTCTCTACAGCTGTAAAGACGTCTAGCTCGTTAAACTGATGATCGAGATAAAATGACAAGTTATCTCCCACCATTGCTGCCATCTCTATGAACATTCCAGCCAATCCATTTGCAGAAAAGTCATTAATCTTTTCAGAAAAATAAATCTGTCCATACTGGACCATCTCGGCCCTGAATGCATCAAAATCCTTATTAAGATAAGATCTCTGATTTTTTCTAACGCTCTGTACCTGATTCTTTTTTGTACCCATATTTTATCCTGAACAGTAAATGGAAATTAAAATTGACTTGTCTATCACACGTAGCTGGATGACATTATATTTTAATTTCATATCTATACGAGTCATTCCTGGTGCTACACCATCTTTTGGACCAGCAGTTGCACCGCCAGTTGTTCCTCCAAACTCTGATGAAAATGAAGAAAGCTCAACAAATGGCATGTGGTTTGTTACCGCATTGCTAATTCTTTGCATTGCATTAGTGTCAAAATCATCTAAAGATGATAGCTCTAATGTCAATGGTCTAAGATTTGCACCATACGTGTGGTTTCCTAGCCGTTCACCATGATTTGTAAGTATAAGATTTCTAAGATTATCCTCTATCTGTGAGATTGGATCATAATGCATCTGAAAGATGCCTGACTGACCCGTACCAAGAACTAACGGTGTCTTTATCCCATACGGGACTTTTTTGACATCTTGAAAAAGATCAGGATCGCCTGTCTGCTCTCCTACACTTTTAAAAGATAGCTCCCTCTTTCCCATATAGGCCTCCAGATAGTAAATATGTCGCACTTGAGATCTGTAGGAGTAATAGATTAAACATTATCACGCACCAAGCAAAGTGGCAACCAGATCTGCTATCATCCCGGGCCCAAGAAGTGCGACGACTAAGTCAACAGCAACCCAAACAACCATGTGTTTGATTATAACTATGATCGAAGCAACAAAAGCGATGTATCCCGCAATGGCCTCCATTATCAATATTATTAGATCTATTATCTTCATTATCACCCACTCGATAAAGCACGGAATGCACGGAAGTAGCTCCATCCACTCTACTGTGAAATCAAGTACTAAATTTATGAACCACTCTGGAATTGCGGCCCCGAGTGCTATCGCGAATGATGGAACTGTGGGTATTGCTGGCGGAAAGTTAAGATCAAACGAAGGAAGCCCTATTCCAGGTATTGACCATGATGGCAAGCTAGGCAGAGGAGGGAGAACAAAAGCTGGAGGGAAAGGTATCTCTATAGGGAAAAGATCGCAGAATGTCCAGGGGTCGCCAGGTTCAGTATCTCCGACACCGCTTTCATTAGACTCAGGGTCCTGCGGCTCCTCAAATTTCTCTCTAACGTGATCGTTGTCTCCGATAGAGTCTGTCATGCATAGAAACCCCTCGCAGTCAGCAAGAAGTGTTGGCATGCATGGAATCCACCCCAGGCCAAGTACCATGTCTAGATCTATGTTGATATCTAGATCGAGTTTCAGATTTATCTCTATCCAGTTAATGATTAGCGGAATGACAAACGTGGGATCAAATATAGGCATAAGCGGATAGTCACTTGTTATGTCAAATTGCTGTGCTAGATCCTTATATATTCCGTCAACAATTATTCTATGCCATGCCTCATAGTCAGTCTTGTGCTGCTCTAGCGTTGGTCTTCCAAATGCCTCTGCTAAAAGGATGCCTATGACGCCCAGAGACATCACTCCCATAAGCTCTGTTATGTTAAACTCGGCATCTGTTCCTGTGATAGCCAGGACCCCTGCAGTTGCAGCTGGGCCCATGGCCATGATCATCTGAACATCGGCTATAAAGGCTGCCCTCCCAGCGTCAGATATCTCGCCTGTCGCTGGATCAAGAACTGATAAAACATCTCCGGATAGAGATCCCATCTTACTTCACCAGTACTTTTGTGGAAAACTCTCCAAATGCAGCGCCTTGTCCAACCGCGCCGCCTGCTGAGCATGCCATGGGAATTGAAGCCACTACACCCACATCCGCTCCAGTAGCTCCGTTTAGACACAGAACAGCCTTGCTTGCGTCATCGCCACCCAGCTTTATAACACCTTTCGCTCCAGGAATGAATACGATATTTCCGTCTGCCTTTAAAACGATAGCTGCGCCGTCATCAGCTGGGCCTACCATAAACTTGACATCCTCTCTAGCTATTATTCTCACCTGATCAGACTTTATAACGATACCTGGAACATCGCCATCTGATTTTACCATCGCTGTATCTTTTGTCTCTATCTCAAAATTCTCATCTACATTTGTCTTCATTGAGATGTAGATTCTAGAGAGGTCGTTTATAAAATCAGGGTCGCCTTCTGCAGGATTAGACCCATCCTTGCTAGACTCTGTGACATCAGGTGTTTTGTCAATCTCACTTTTATCCCTTGCATTCTTTCCAACAGCTGCAGGTAGTGTGAGCATTGTCTTCACATCAAGCGCTTCAGCTGTAAATCCGGCGGCGGGATCAAGAGTTAAAGCTGCAGATGTTTCAGATATTGTATCTGCTACAAGGGCATCTCTGACTGTCTCATTTGCTGCCAGGGGTGCTATAAGAACGCTGCGGCCTGCAACTATGTCAATTGCACCCCTTCCATATAGATCTGGATCTCCAGCAACCTTAACAGGTATCGTGTTTCCCTCTGTTAAAGCAGAGTTTCTTCCTCTATCTTCTCCCAGACATATCAATGTGTTATTAGACCCCTGTAGTGTAAAGTCTGGAGATCTTTTGCTAAATCTTGGAACAGGCTCAGATGTAAACTGTGTCTGGTACGAATTTGAATTTGTTATGATATACTCAAATGCACTGCCGCCATCTATGTCAGGTATGAGGTTATTAGACTTTACCCTTCCTCCGCCTAGCGGAAACCCCATGGGATTAGCTGAGTCCTCTAAATCAACACCCTCATATGTTTTCAATGGGCTGCCGTCAGGAGCCTCAACCTCTCTCATTGACAGGCTCTCTCTGGGCCCATGAGTAAAATTTATATCATCGACATCAAGTGTTGCACACTTTCTAGTAAGCCAGTATCCTATTCCAGATGGATTTCCAGAATTCTCATAGACAACCCATGCCTCCTCACCTGGCTTTACTGGCAACGAGAGATGAGGAGAAAAAAATGGAAAAAATATCTCATATTTCTTCTTTTTGTCAGTTGCCTCATATGCAGCTCTATCGCTAGTTCTTATCCCAATTATTGAATTTCTTGGCATCTTTGAGATGTAACCAGGATTATCAACCATGTTTACACCTCCCTTTAGTGACTCCTCATATGTCATCTCAGGATCATTTACAGGATTAAGCAAGAGATCCTCAACTGGATTTGATATAAAGTCGACCACAACAACAGAGTGAAAAATTTTACTTGGCGGCTTAGTTTGTGCTCCAGGCGGGCTTCCATCCTTGCCACCGCTTGCTACAGTAGCTGATGTATCTACGCCTCCAACGCCTATTTTTTTATCCATGATTCACTCTGTTATTTTATTAAAGATATCATTTACATCAACTGACTTATCTTCTTCTTTTGCAATAAGCTCAGCTAAGCGTAAAATCTGATCATTTGACTTCGCCATCCTCTCTAAGTATTTTGACATTATTGGGCCAAACATCGTG